TTGATAAAAGCCGTCAGGATAATCAATAGCGCCACGCATAGATTCATCAACTGTGTTAAAAGTGTCCTCTAATTCTAACTGGTATGATTCCTCAACCCACAAGCGGCACAAGTTACCATTCTCAACTGATATTGACGTGATAGACAATGGTTTGTCCGCACCACGAAACAATATCTTTTGTCCTGTTGGTTTATACGTTATTTCAGGCAGTGAGCCATTGAATTGAAAAAGGCTACCAACGCCCATGCGATTAGCAACCTTTTGTAATAATGTGAATGTTGATTGTCTGTTGGTGTTTGCGTATCGTCTCAATACAAGCCAGTTCACGTATGGTTTTGTCACAATATCAAGAATGACCTTAGTGGCTACTCCCTCACTCTTACCACTACCACGGCTACCTTTGTAGGCAATATAGCGGGCTTTACTATTAAACAAAGGCGCATAAGCCTTGCTAACCATTTTAGGTAGATTCCAATTGATTGTAGGCATTAGCTGTCCTCCTCAAATGGATTAATGTTAATAGTGATATCACCGTTACTACCAGATAGTAACTCTGCTTTCTTTTGTGCAATATCGGCTTCGGCGCTCAACTTGCGCATCTGTTGCTCAATGAGTTTGTCATTGTTTGGATAACGTTTAAGTATCTCTTTCAAGGCACTAATTCTTGTCTTTAAATCCGCTTCTTTCTCGACTTTCTCAACACTCACAGGAGTTGCCACAACGACCGTTTCTTTCTCTTCACCTCTAGCTATACTAGTAAGCAGTTCAACGGCTTCTGTGTAGCTCATAACGCGTTTTGACGCTATTTCAGCCATGCGCTCTTCTATGTATGCTTTAACCATAGGTTTTGATAGGTTTTCAGCACCTATAACCTGCGCCGTCTTCTTACTATAACCAGCTTCAATCGCTGACTGCGTTGCGTTTCCAGTCTTGATATACTCATCAGCAAACTTCTTCTGCTTTGGTGTTAATTTCATGTCATTGTGTCACCTCCTTTCAGAAATGCTAGTTAAATGTGTGTACCTTACTTCCCATAAGAATTCGACAGAGAGGTTGCAAGAGATTGGATAGGCGCTCTTGATTGTAGCAATTCAATATCCGTCATTGCTTTTGATAGCTTAGCTTCCAAATCTGCAATATGCTTGTGCAAGTCAATATCTTCTTCAAATCCTCTCACAAACTCTTCGGAAGACATGATTCTAGTACCAGCGGAACCAACTACCAGATATTCACCAAAGTTTAAAGCGATCGACCCATCTTCTACAACTACATCAATATGTTTGCCACCGACTAAGTTCTCTTTGTATTCAAAGGGAATACCATGCTCTCTCAAAAATGGGATAATCTCGCCTACGTAATCTTCGTTATTTTGGATTGCGTAAACTCTGTTTAGTCTTTCAATGTATCGTGTCATTTATTTTCTCCTCACTTTTTAGTTGGTTTAGTTGGTGCACCACGGTCTCGATTTCTTCTCGGAGCTGGTACAGGTGCAGGTCTCATCTTTGTAGGCGTTGGTTTGGACTGTGAGCCTTCATCTATTTTGTAAACGGCTTTCAATCCGGAAGATGCAATCGTAAGTATTTCAGCAATGTTCTTCAATGCCACACTTATTAGAATCTGTATTAAAGCAAAGAAGCCCAATATTGCAAGAACGATTATAGTTAATGTATTCATCTTTTCTCCTCATTCACTGCAAAATAAAAAGCGCTTATGCGCTTAATCTCTACCAAGTATTGTTTTTGTCGTTTTTATGTTGTTCCAAAAATATTCAATATACTCTGAAGGAAAATACGAAAAATAAATTTCTTCTAATTTTTTTTCGGCGTTCAGTATGTATAGCAAACCACCAGTTAATGTTGGTAATGTGATGATGCTCATGGCTGTATTGACCTTTTTAAATATCAAGTTGCCATATCCGGCAACAATCACAAAGTAATAAAGATTACATGCGATCAGTATCATTATAGCAACGGTATTGATAATGTTAATTTTATTTCTATAATTGTTGACACTTTCAAAATATTTTTCTTTCTTGTCATCTGCTATCCTTTCATACGATAGAACCAGCAAAGTGTTACGATATTTTATCGCATAATTTAAATTTGCGAATGCGTATAGAAGCCAAGTGTTAATAAATATAAGTGATAGTGATAAATTGTCAATAAATATAGATTTATTTGCTTTCGAAACACTGAGAAATAGTGTAACTAAAATTTCTAAACTTAAAAATATTAGTATCCACGCCCTACTATTTGCATATATACTATTTAATCTCGGATCAATCGTTTTCATTTTGTCTTTAGATTCTAGTTCATAACTCTCGCCAATTTTAGCTGTTAACGTTCGGAAGTATGTCCACATAGACCAAGCAAAAACTATCATTAAATACCATGACAAATATTTTTCAAACCATATAAACAATATCAAGCCTATTAATAGTATCGCTGAAATTATAAATATATTTGTTTTTTTTCTAAACATTTTCAACCCTCCAATAGCAGTAATTATACTACTAGAGAGACATGGGTTGGATTAGAAATTATCGAATCGCTTAGACATCTTATCAAATTCCTTGTCGAAGTCTTTTTCAAACTTCTTGCGACGATCATTCATTCTCATCATATATCTAATTACAAAGGTGATTAAGAACACGAGTGCAAAAAGCCAAAGCAGTCCAAAAACAATCGCAATAATCAATAATGTGTTAATCATATCATTCTCCTAAACGTGCCACTCGGCAACTAACTTATCGCTATCATATTCAAGTGCATATAGTTCTTTCTTGGATAGCGTCCAGCCGTTCATAATCTCGTACTTATCATTGGGCTTGACCGTTCCAAGTTGTCGACTAATCACACCACCGTTGTCAACTGTCTTCTCGTTATGGAAGTGACCTTTATGGATTTCACGACTGTGGGATAACGACCAGACACCGCCAAACTCATTAGCCATTAGCATAGGCAAGTTCTTAGGTGCTAAATCACCGTGAGCTAACATGATACCCACGTTATCCAATAAATAAGCATCACGGAATTTAATGTTGTTCTTGATAACGACTTGTGGGTACTTGGCTTTCAAATACTCCATGAACATGTACTCCAAATTAGCACTATGATTGCCAGCCATTTGTTTGATGTGAAGTGTTGTACTATTTTGCAACGCAGCAGTGAGCAACACGTCAAAGAACTGTTTAGCGTCCTCAACGGCTTGTACCATATTAACTTCATCAAGCAATGTGCCTTTCAAAGTCTGTGATGACCACATCTGACTAGAATGGAATAGATCACCTAGCTGCTCAATCACAATCGTTTTGTAACCCTTATTGATAAGCTCTAACAGCCTATCTAAGTGACCTTTAACATCAAGCATGGTAGTTATACCAAAATGCAAATCAGGAAGCGGTACAACCAAATTGTGCGTGTCTCGTGCAACCTGATTGACTGTGTATGGCTTAATGTCTGATTTGAACAGATTAGCAATATCTTGTGGCGTTAATTCATCATCTGACTTTGGCTTAACATTAACCTTTAACTGGAAATTCCACTTTGGCCCATTATCCGTTGGTGTCGTCCATTGGTTTGGAATTGCTGACACGATGCGCCAGTCGTTGACATCAAGATTAAGATACTCAAGGATATCCTCTGGCGTCTTTTGTGTCTGCTCATTCAGTAGTAGATACTTGGCTGTGATTTTAATATCATCAACCTTACCGTCACTGCCATAGCTATATTTAGGCTCGATACTAAAATGGTCGTTTTCATCATTGTGTGATTGTGGCGCTTCTACACTTGCATATCGTTGCACAGAACGTCGCGCATAATACACACCTGTTTCTTCATAAAGTTTTTCAACTATATTTCTTGAATCAAGTCCTTGCTCACTCAATTCTTGAACACGCTTCTTTAATTCATCAGTCCATTTCACGTAGCCCATTATCGCCACTTCCTATCATCATAAAAGGCATCTTTGCGCTTGTCTGTATTCGACTTGCGTTTAGATGCCTTCTTGTGTTTCTTATTATATTTTTGTTGCTTGTCTAACCTGCGGTAGATGTTTAATTCATCATCACTAGCGACAAGTCCATACTCGTCATCTATTTTCATAGTTTTCTCCAAACAAAAAGCCCAACCTACGTATCTTTTTTAGATTCGCATACCGGGCCACAATTTTTAATTTTTTCAAAATTATGTAAAAAAATAAATTTTAGGTTTTAGGTTTTTCTAATTCTGTAATGCGTCGTATTTATCAATTCCTACACCATGTTTAATCAAGTTATTGAAAACTTTGTTTGCCAATCGTACTCTAAATTCATAAAATTCATCATCAAAATGTTGTTCATCAACAGAATATAAGTCTATAAGTTTGGGTATGATATAAGCATTTAAATAAATAAGCAGTGAAAAGTATCTGAATTGTTCATTTTTTTGTTCATTTTTTCCGTCTGGGTCAGAAACAGTGTATTCAGCATCAGTAATTATAGATTGCTTAAAATCAACAGCAAGCGACTGTACATGATCAAATTTAAAAAAAAGTTGACTCAATGCGTTGCTTTTTTCACTATTTAACTTTTCAAGCTGTATCCCAACGCTTTGTAGGTGCTCTCCAACTGCAATATGAAGATCTATGGCACCTAAGTTTGATACGTCAGCAGATTTACCATTGAGAAGAGTATCATCTTCTGCTTCACCTTCTAATACGCCGGTAAAAGCATT